ATCAACGATTGGACCTCGCTCACTCGGTCTATCGATTCTGGCCATCAACGCCGATGATTATTGTTGTGTACAAGTTCGCGTCGTCATTGTACAATATAAACATTGTGATACGGCTATTGCATAACCCATGAATCTTACTGCCTCATCCCCTACTACTGTCGAGACTGCCGGCGACAAGATGCTGGCAATGATCCGTGCTCGATATCCGGCCTACCATCCTGTCATGGCTGTTGCCGATCTGGCCCACAGCAGCGAAGATGAGAAGATTCAGCTGGCGTGTCACCAAACCGTCGCAAAATATGTAGTTCCGGAGCTCAAGAGCATCCAAATTGAGGCTAAGATGGAGACCCACCGTCGGGTTACTGTGGAACTCTTTCAAGAGATGACCAAGGGCGACGTGCCAAAACCTGCGCAGCTAATTGACGAGTCGATGGCGTCTGGCCACCTATTCGGCGATGACAAGGTGGAGGAGGCTCAGGTCAGAGAGGTTGGCCGGCAGATGGGTCACGCAGTCGCACGGCACGTGCTTGAGGAAGACACAGGTGAGTAAAGACATATCGCTCAAGCTTTACCGCAAGCAGATGAAAGTGCTGACATCACCAGCACAGGAAATCTTGTACGGTGGAGCAGCAGGTGGTGGCAAGAGCTATCTGCTTCGGGTGATGGCTGCACTAGCTTGCCTGGAGGTGGACAACCTCGTCGTGTATATATTTCGGCGGATGTATAAGGAACTGCTGGCAAACCATGTGTATGGACCAGCAGGGTTTCTTGTCATGCTCAAGCCACTCATCGACGACAAGATAGTGGTTTATAACAAGTCCGAACAGTGCTTCGTGTTTGTCGATACTAACAGCCGAATCTTCCTTGCGCATGCGCAGTATGAAGACGATGTGCTGAGTTATCTGGGTGCAGACTTTCACATGCTGCTCATTGACGAAGCTAGTCAGTGGACTGAGAAGATGCTGCGATTCCTTCGGTCTCGGGTTCGCCTTGGAGCGCTTGAGGTTCCATCAGAGTGGAAGCCACGTCTGCCGAAGATCGTGTATGGGACGAATCCACGTGGCCCAGCTCATGGCTACTTGAAGAAGAATTTTGTCGATATCTCTAAGGACATGGACCATACATGGCTCGCTCCTGACGATGACGGCGGCATGTTGCGGCAATTTATACCAGCTCTGTATACTGACAATCTTGTTCAGATGCAGAACGACCCTAACTATCACAAGCGTCTGAAGGGGATGGGCGAAGCAGAAACTGTCAAGGCCTATCTGACAGGTGACTGGAACATCCGTGAGGATGCGATGTTTGGCGCCAACCTGGACGCCGCTGTCCATTACATCGAGCCATTTCAAATTCCAGGCGAATGGAAAATCGATCGTGGGTACGACCATGGCCAAAGCGCACCAGCATCAACACTGTGGTTTGCGCAGTCGAACGGCGAAGAGTTGCTGATCGATGGAAAGGTCTGCGGATTTCCAGCTGGATCGATCTTTGTGATTGACGAGAAGTATTTCGGCACGTTTGACGAAAAAGGCCTGGAGCTCGAGCCTCAAGAGATGGCCGAACAGATTCGCGATCATCAGATTGCCCATTATCTCACCCGTGCTCGTCCAGGTCCAGCAGATAACTCTATCTTTGAAGCTGCGCCAGGCTACAACAGCATTGCTTCGATGATGGGAGCTGTTGGCATCACCTGGACAAAGTCTGACAAAACAAAAGGCAGTCGCAAGCGTGGCGTAGCGTTTATCAAGCAAATGCTCAACGCTGCCAAGCAGCGAAGCCCTGATCGACCGCATCTGTACATTTTTACCACATGTCCTCGACTGTGGGGGCACTTGATTAACCTGCCTCGCAGCGAGGAGGACCCAGATGACGTGGAATCTGTAGGCACCAATGACCATGACTTTGACGTGTTGCGTTACCGCGCGCTCAAGGCCAAATCCGAAGCCCGTGAAATCGAAGTGGAGGGAACATGACAGTAGTCGTCAACAATCTCAGTATGGCGGTCAGCTCTAAGCCGACCCACCCTCTTTTCCAGGCAATGCTGCCGGATCTTATTGCAGCCCGTGACTGCTATGCAGGCGAGCGAGCGATCAAGGAGCGAGGTACGAAGTATCTGCCACGTCTTTCTGGGCAAACCAATGAAGAGTACAGCGCCTATAAAATGCGGGCTACGTTTTACTCGATCGTTGGTCGAACAGTGACAGCTCTGACAGGCATCGCTGTCGTGGCGGACCCTATCATTGAAGCTCCAGACGAAATTCGTCAACTCATGGCTGACAATCCATACGGCCTGCAATTCGATGAGATGCGATACCGTGCTCTGCGTGATGTGCAGTTGGTCGGACGATTCGGCATTCTGATCGACTCCCCAGAAGGTGAGAGCCAAGAACTTGGCGCACAGCCTTATGCGTCGGAAGCCATCATCAACTGGGAAATAGATGGTAATGGCAAGCCAGTCTTGGTGGTCTTGATGGAAATTGTCTGGCTACCTGACGGCGCTGGAAATAAGCAAGCAGTGCTCCGATATCGCACACTTCAGCTTGTTGACGGCATCTATACAGTGACCATTGAAGATGCCAAGAACGCTACTCGTACTATCCAACCTGAATTCGGCGGCGGTAAAATCGACTTCATCCCGTTTTACGTAGCCAATCCTCTTGGGCTTGGGTTTGACATCGAGAAAATTCCGATGGTCGACCTTGTCAATCTGAATCTGAGTCACTATCGCACCAGCGCTGACTTGGAACATGGTCGCCACTTCTGCGGACTGCCTACACCAGTTATCACAGGCTCTGAAGTATCATCCGGCAAGATGAAGATTGGTGGAAGCAAAGCCTGGGTCCTGCCAGAAGTCGGGGCTGATGCCAAATACCTGGAATTTACAGGTCAAGGCTTGCTTTCACTGGAAAAGGCATTGCAGGAGAAAGAGTCACAACTTTCATCCATGAGCGTCAACGTAATCGACCGTGCATCCCGCGGCAGTGAGGCTGCTGATACGGTAAAGCTGCGTTACACCAGCGAAACTGCGTCTCTTGCGCTGGTTGTATCCTCAGTTGAAAGCTTGCTAAATACTGTCTACAAGACAATTGCCCAACTGCGAGGTATCGATGGAAAGATCGAGATTTCGTTTGCCAAGCAATTTATCAACGGGGCGATGCCCGCAGCTGATCTTGCCAAATACTCGGAGATGTACCTTGCAGGTTCACTCTCTGTCGAAGCATACGTCTCGATCTTGCGTCGAGGCGGAGCACTCCCGGCCGATCGGGATGACAAGGTGGAAATCGCGGCTTTGAACAAGATCGCCACCGATAAAATTGCAGCTGCAGCGGCCGCAGCGGCAAAACCTGAACCGGCTGCGAGCCCATCTCCGGCGCCTGCACCACAACCTCAATAATCAACTCTCTGGAGAACGCTATGAAACTGAAGTACAAAATTGCCAAGCTGGACGACGTGCCAGAATTCCTGCGTCCTAGCTACGAACAAGGCGCTGACGGCGCGTTCTATCTGCAAACTGAGGGCCTGGTGCCCAAGCAGCAGCTGGATGACTTCCGTAACAACAACATTGAGCTGATCAACAAGCTCAAGACGTTTGACGGCGTCAATGTTGAAGAGTACAACACGTTGAAAACCAACAACAAGAAAGCTTTTGACGAAGCTGTCGAAAAGGCCACCGTCAAGCTGTCTCAAGAGCAGATCGATGCGGCTGTCGGCGCTCGCACCAAGTCGATGAAGGAAGAATCCGAAGCTCTGTTGGCCGCCGCAAACGGCACCATCGGCAAGCTTTCCGGCGTGCTGTCCGTGGCCATGATCGACAACTCTGTCCGTGCTGAAGCAGCCCGCGCTGGTGCACACGATTCTGCAATTGACGACGTCGTTTTTCGCGGTCGTAACACCTTCAAGCTTGGTGAAGACCTGACCACGGTCGTGGCTGTCGATGCGCAGGGTCAAAAGCTGTTCGATAAGGATGGTCAGACACCTTTGCAAGTCTCGTCCTGGGTCAAGGACCTGAAGAAGACTGCTCCGCACCTGTTCAAGGGCATGAGTGGGTCAGGCGCAACAGGCAGCGGCACGGGTGTACCTGGCGGCGATACTTCGAAGATGTCTGCTACGCAAAAGATCGCACACGGCTTGGGTCAAGGCTCCTAAGAGCATCACAGAATCGGCCTCTTATGAGGCCTTTTCTTCGCAATATATTCAACGGTGAAGATTAGAGTAGTGTACATTGAGTATCAACGCGTTATAATAAATACTACGGCACCAAGTGGCAACCCGGAGGGTTGATCCACAATATCTCCGGTGGAGATCTGGCCAATTCATCAACTTCACCGGAGCTTTACATGGCATCGTTGACCCTTGCGGAAGCAGCAAAGCTGCAACAAAATCCTCTGATTCAGGGCGTGATCGAATCGATCGTGACCACGAATCAGGTTTACGACGTTTTCCCCTTCCAAACCATCGCTGGTAACAGCATCGCGTTCAATCGCGAACTGTCTTTGGGCGATGCGGACTTCGTCGGTATCGGCTCCACGCCGTCCAACGCGCCTCCAAACGCCATCACGGCTAAGTCGCCAACCACTGTCACCCCTGACAGCGCTCGTCTCGTTGCGATCATCGGCGATGCCGAAGTCGATCACTTCGAAATGACGACCATGACCAACCCCAACGATCAGCAAGCAATTCAGATCGCCGGCAAAGCCAAGTCCATCGGGCGTAAGTTCCAGGATACGCTGATCAATGGCAACATCTCGCTCCTGCCGAATTCGTTCGACGGTCTGAAGCGCAAGGTGCCAGCGGCCCAAAAGTTCGGCACTGCCGGCCAAGCGTACAGCTTCGAAATTCTGGACGGTCTGATCGACCTGGTCAAGTCCAAGGATGGTCAAGTCGATTACTTCATGATGAACTCGCGCCACATCCGCCAGCATCTGCGTTTGCTGCGTGCTCTGGGCGGCGCGAACATCACTGAAGTCATTACTCTGCCAGGTGGCGGAACCATCATGGCTTATCGCGGCGTCCCGATCTTCCGCAACGACTGGGTGGAGGTCACGAATACGCCAGCTGACGTTGGCCCTCCTGCCGTGCCTGAAAGCAACACCGCTGACATCTACGCCGGCGTGTGGGATGACGGTTCGAAGAAGATCGGCCTGTCCGGCATCACGTCTGAAAACCAGATGGGGATCTTCGTCAGCAACGTTGGTGAAAAAGAAGACACCAACGACGTTGTGACTCGTCTGCGCTTCTACTGCGGCCTGGCTCTGTACTCCGAGCTCGGCATTGCGATGGCGCCTGAAGTCGACGACGCTGTTCTGCCTTAAGCCACTTCAGCGATGCCAGCATTTGACAGCTCAGTAGGGGGTCTACTCTCTACATCGTACGCCTCGATACTCGAGGCTACGGATGCGCTGTCTTTGCTGGCATCTGCCGAACTGCTTGCAGAATGGGTCGCACTGGACGTTGCTGTAAAGGAAAACTTTCTGATGAGGTCTACCAAGACCATCAACGGATCGTTTAACTGGAGCGGCTTCCGCAGTACGTCTAGCCAGATGCTGAGTTTCCCACGCGCGGGGGTCTACGTTGATGGCAGATACCTTCCTTCTGATGCGATTCCGCCCACCATAATTGACGCAACTTCACTGTTTGCACTGTACTTACAGCAGGGTTTCAGCTACTCGACTTCCACAGCCACTCCGGTAAAGGAAGTCAAGATTGGGCCAATCGAAGTAGTATTTGATTCATCGAAAAATGTGTCATCTCCATTGTCTCTGCCTGCAGAGATTATCGAAATGTTGCAGAGTTTAGGCGATTTCAGCGGAGCATCTCCAGGAGCAAAGGTGATCGATTTGGAAAGAGCTTGATATGTCACTGGTGAGCACGGTTGAAAAAGCGGTTGACATGGCAGTGATTGCACTGGGCGACGCAATCACTTCTGTAGACCGTGCTACCATATCGCCAGGAGCTCATGTCCCAGGATCAACGCCGACTCGCACAGCGGTATTTACCAAGTGCAACATCGCCATTGTGGCAATGAGAGTCGAAGATTTTCCTGAAACACAAATCGAATCCTCTGATAAGTCCATTTTAGATATTCGACCATCTGTCCCAGCGACAAATGACGACAGATACAGGATTGATGGCAAGTATTATCGAGTGATGTTTGCCAAGAACACATTCGCAGGAAACAAGATTGTGCTCCAGGAGCTTGTTATTCGACCATCTGATGATGGGGGTTTAACATGGGTGTGATCAGATCAAACCCTGCCGGGATTTCACTGCTTGTAAGGCTTGCAGGAACAAATGTGAAGCGTCGAACCTTTAATAAGTTCGAAAAGATGTGTAAAGTGATTATAGCAAATACACCTGTTTATTCAGGCGAACTTCGCCATAATTACAACATGAGATATGGATATGGACCAGCTCCGAAAGAATACGTTCACGGATCTGGTCCAAACAGCCCATTACCTGGTGCACAGTTTGACGTAAGGTTTGACCCACGCCAAACGCAGCCTCTGGTATTTGGGGTTCCTACCCCATATATCATGCCTATTGAATATGGATCTTGGAGCAATAAAGCTCCAAACGGAATGATCAGGGCTGCAATAGCAGAGGTTTTCGGTGTATCTTGATGCTCAAACAGCCATTGAAACTCTTTGCCAATCAAGATGGCAATCAGCTACAGTGGTTTTTGATCGACTGGCATCGCCTCCGCTAAAGGCGCCGATGGATTTTGAGAATTTGGCTCTTGAAAATGCCGACAGTTTTCAGATTGTACTCAGGCCAAGAATCGTTTTTCAGGGCGGTGACAATATCGGACTCGGCGCATCTTGCAAAAGATACAAAGGCCGACTTGATCTGTGCATTTTTCATAAGCCAGGTTCAGGGTTAGTTGAAGCTTTACTTCTCGCAGATGATGCCTGTAAGTATTTCGACAACAATAGATTTGGAATCTACGAGTTTTTTGTGGGCGAAGTTCGGAAGTTGCCAGGAGTCACCCAAGGATGGGTTCAGACAATCGCCAGTTTTCCGTTTGAATTTGACATCAGGAGTTAACCATGGGCTCAGCCAACCGCGTACGTCTTTCCAGTATCGCAGAAGTCACTAAGGGTGTGACGCCAGCGACTCCAGCATTACAAATTGAGCGTTGGCTCAGCGAATCGCTGGCGTACAACATCGAAAATGTCCAATCGGAGCAAATCCGCGCGGACCGTACTGAGGGCGACCTCATTCAGGTTGGAGCTGATTCATCTGGTGACATCAACATCGAGTTGTCCTGGGGCACCTTTGATCACTACTTTGCGCAGGCATTCTGCAATACATGGGTTGCAGGCGCACTGCCAGCGGATCCGTCTGTGCTCGAAAACGGTACGCTCAAACTGTATCGCACTGTCATTAAGCAATTCTTGGACATGACGCCAGCTGTTGCGTTTGTGTACAAGGGCTGCGTAGTCAACCAGATTTCGCTGGACATCTCCAAGCGCAGCAAGATCACCGGAACCATCTCCCTGATGGGTCTGGAAATCTCTGAGACCATGCCTGCCGGCGCAACGTATTTGCCTGAAACGACAACCAGTCCGCTCAACGCATCTTCGAACGTGACGAGTATTCTGCTTGATGACATCCCGATGACCTCGTGCATCGATACGATGTCTGTCCAAATCTTGAACAACTTCAGGCCAATTGATTGCGTCGGCAAGTTCTTCCATTCTGACTTCAATTACGGCGCCTTCTCGGTCTCTGGGAATATGGATCTGTACTTCCAAACGATGGAACAGTTCAACATGTACAAGGCTGGCACGCCTTTCAAGCTGGCTATCAACATCGAAGACGATGCCGGCAACCAATATTTGTTGGAACTGCTGCGTTGCAAGTTTGAAACCTTGACAACCAACGCGACAGGTGAAAACACCGATGTAATGGCTTCCGGCTCCTACCGTTGTAGCGGTGTCGGCGGTATTACGGCACGCTTGACGAAGACGCCTGCGTAAGCAGTTGATCTGAAGTCAAAGCAATAATAAAACTCTCCTCAAGGAAAATATCATGATCAATGTCGACAACGAGTTCAGCAAGACGAAGGACGGCGTGTGGGCGGAATTTGAAGGCTCGCGCTTTCTGATTGCGCACATGTCCAATCTGCGTTTTCAGCGTAAGCTGGCCAATCTGCGCCAGCCTCATCTGAGCAAGATCAATCGCAACACGATCGATCCGAAACTCAGTCAGGAAATCACGTGCAAGGCAATGGCCGGCACCATTTTGCTCGGCTGGGACCAAGTCGTGAACAATGTTGGTGAAAAGGTCGAATTCACCGAAGAACTGGCTGCATCTGTGCTCATCAAGCAGCCGGATGTTCGTGAGTTCGTCAGCGATTACGCGGTGAATCTGGAGCATTTCCGCGACGACCAGATTGAACAAACGGGAAACTAATTGAGGAGGTAGTTTCTTGGCAATTTGAATGGGGTCCGAAGCTCGACTTCCTTCTTGAAAAGGCTGATGCGGATGGGGTAAATCCACCAGCCTTAGATAGAAAGCCAGTGATCGAAGACCCCTTTTTGTCAGAAATACTTCACGCATTTTCCTGCCTGGATCAAACAAGGCAGCCTGGATTTAGTGGCAACGGTCCAATCACTTTGTCGGAGATTCAAGCTTACGTCAGTTTATTTGGACATCCATCCTGCGACATGGATCAGTTCATAAAGCTGATTAAAAGGATCGATAGATTCTTACAGGCTTTGAGAACGCCTGCTAGTTCGCCTACAGCTCAAGCCAGCACAAAGGTTCCAGATGGACGAGTTAGTCAAAGTCGTAGTAGACGATAGCCAATCGACAGGTGCATTAAACCGCATCGCTGCCGCTGGCGCTCGTGCGGATACGTCCATCAACAATCTTGGTCAGACAATTGACAGGACTACGCAGGCTACTCGCTCCGCGTCAGGCGCTGCGGCTTCAAACGCCACAAGCGTCCAAAATCAGGCGTCTGCATTTCAGCGCCTTCAATCTATAGTCATTGGTGCAGCATCAAGCTTCCAGCGACTTGCATCCACAACTTCTGACACACTTGGATCGGCGTTCTCCAGGTTGCAGACTGTTGCTGGTAACGCATTCAGCGCTATCATTGCATATGCCAACAATGCTGGTGGCGCACTAAACAATTTTAACCGGAATCTCCAACAGAACCAGCGTACGATGGATAATTTGTGGCGTCTAGCATCCGCCACTGCTGCTGCCAATATCTTTGGCGCTATTTGGGATAAGGCTACCCAGGGTATTTCAGCATACATCGATCGTATGACTGAAGTCCAGCGTACTATGTCCATGTTGACTGTAGTCACACCTACAGGTCAGCAAGCTGAATTCGACTACATAATGACGACTGCCGATAAATACGGCGTGCGTCTCCAATCACTCGCCAACAATTACGCAAAATTGGCTATCTCTGCTCGTGAGGCAAACGTCCCACAAGAGACAATGCGTAAGCTGTTTGAAGGCACAGCGATTGGTGCTCGTGTGATGCACATGTCGGTATCACAGGTTGATCTGACCTTCCAAGCGTTGACTCAAATGATGTCTAAGGGCATTGTGTCAACCGAAGAATTGCGTCGTCAGTTCGCTGAACGTATGCCTGGTGCAATCCACGCCACAGCCAAAGAGCTCGGTGTGACGTACGATGAATTGGATAACTTTGTTAAGAAGGGTAAAGCTCTTTCTGACAAGTTTATCCCATATTTGGCCAACGCTCTTATCAATTCTTTTGGTAAGGGCATTGGGCCAGCCGCATCAGCTCTCGATGCCGAACTGAATCGAATTCACAATTCGTTTGACAAGTTCTTTAAGCAAGTATACGATGCCGGAGGCGATAAAGGCCCAGCCGCAGCAATCCGTGCTCTGAACGAAAAGCTCAACAATCCAGAAATCGCAAAAAGCTTTGCACGATGGGTTGATTCGATCTCGAAAGAAGTTACCAAATTCATTCAATCGATTACGATGGAAGATATCGAGAAAGGCGCTAACACCTTCATCTCGGTTCTTAAAGCTATCGGCGATATGGCTGTATTCGCTGCAAAATCGGTCAAATGGCTCTCAGAAAATCTTAGTATTGCAGGCGGTTTGCTTGGCGCTTATATGGGCGCTAAGATCGGCTTCATGGTTGCAGGCCCTCCAGGTATGGCTGTTGGAGCAGCTATTGGTGGTTTGGGCGGAGCTGTTGGCGGTATGGCAATGAGCGGAGCAGGTACTCCAGGAACCCAATTGCAGCCGTCGAAAACAAATTCTCAGATGTTTCTTGAGAATCAGCTTCGTTTGCAAGCCAGTGGTTCTACCAATGGTACACAATTCAATAAGGCGGATCTCGATCTGCTGAGTGGCTTGCCGCAAACGAAGATTGACGCTCTACCAGAATTGTTGCCTTTGAAAAAGGTTGGCCCAGGTACAACGCTGGACGACTTGCTTGGTGGGGCTACTGGCGGTCGAAAAAATGGGGTTGGGGCTAAAGCCTCAGCGGCTGCCGCTGAACGTGCTCTTGAGAAGCAAGAAGACCTCATGGCTAAACTGCACGGTTTGAATAAAAACTTTGCAGAAGAATGGGATACGCTTAACACAGTTTTCAACAGCGCAGCAAATAAAAAGCAGCAATTCTTGCCGCTGGAAGAACTGATTTCGCTTCAGCAAGAACTTCTTGAACAACAGCCATTCATGAAGGAAATCCGTAAGGACGAAGCCATTTCTCTGAAGCATCAGATGAAAGAGCTGAACGAATATAACAAAGTCCAGCAAAATTTGTTGGATGATAAGAAGAAAATGGCTGAAGAATCCATGATGGCTGCTCAGCGCATGGAAGATGAAGCTGTTGCCTGGCAATATGCCAAAGATAATGCTGTAGATTTGGCTACAGGTATTCAGATGATGGCCCAGGCAAGGGCTCAAGACAACTATGAAACCGCTTTGGCCGCTGGTTCAAGTGGTGAACTGCTGCTCGCCCTCCAAAATGAGTTGGAAGCAAGAAATCGTATCCTGAACCAGACTAAAGCCAACAACATTCGAGATACTGCTGAAGAAGAGTACAAAAAGCTGGCCAAGCAGCAAGCTAATTTCTGGGATGACACCTTCCAAAATGCTGATCGCGCAGGTCGGTACATTTTTCAAAACCTTGCTCGAGGCGGTGATGATGCATTCAAGCAAGTAGGTGAGACGATCAAGACCTCCATTATCGATGTGCTGTATCAAATGACAGCCCAGAAATGGATGATCAGCATTGGCACAAGTATTTTCGGCGATGGGTTTGCCGCGGCTGCTGCTCGAGTTGTTGGCGGAGCCGGTGGTGCAGGCGG